ATGGATCAGATTATTTATTCTGAAGAGGGTATTGAACAGCTTTGTCAATTAATGGGCACAGATATTAAACCTCGTAAGGAATTTGTTTTCTCAAGAATTGATTTTTCTAAGTATGGAGCATCGTAATTACTTGATTATTTAAAAAAAATATGATATACTAATATTAGAAAAGGAGTGAGAAAATGGATATTAATTTACTTAATATAGTTGAAGATAGTTTTTCAACCTATGCTGGAATGACCATTCAAGAGAGAGCTATTATTGATGCAAGAGACTGTTTAAAGCCCGCTGCACGTCAGTGTACTTATGCTCAATATCTTGATAAAATTACTTATAAAAAACCATTTAAGAAATCTACAAAATCTGTTGCTGCCGCCATGGATCATTTTTATGTTCATGGCGATGCAGCCTGCTACGATCTTATGGTAAGAATGGCTCAGCCTTTTAGTATGAGATATGTTCTTGAAGATTTTGATGGACAGTATGGTCGAGTGACAGATGGAAAAGCATCTGCGCCTCGTTATACAGAAATGAGATTAGGCGAGCTTGGCTATCTTCTTTTTGATGGTATTGACAAACACTGTATCGAGGAATGGTTTGATAACTATGATGATACGGAGCAGTTTCCCGCAGTAGTGCCGTCTCTTGGTTTTTATAATATTTGTAATGGAACTACTGGTATCGCAACGGGACTTGCAAGTTCAATTCCACAATTTAATTTAAATGAAGTAAATGAAGCTATGATTAAATTGCTTTGGAATAGAGATATTGATTTTGATGAAATCTACTGCGCACCAGATTTTTGTACTGGTGGAACAATTCTTAATGCTTCAAAAGTAAAGGAAATTATGAAAAGTGGCTGTGGAGGTTCTGTTAGATTACGTAGTACAGCTGAATATGACGATAAAGAGAATTGTATTTATTTTACAGAAATTCCTTATGGAGTTCATGTAGGAAAAATTATGGAACAAATTAAGACTTTAGTTGAAACTGGAGAATTAATTGGTATCGCCAAGATTCTTGATTTATCAAAGAGTACATCTAATATTAAAGTATCTCTCGAAAAAAATATCAATCCATCAAAATTAATCAAGCAACTTTTTAAGCTTACTTCTCTGGAAGATAGTTATACTATTAATATGGTGATGCTTGAAGATGGGCGTTTTCCTAAGGTATATGGGTGGAAAGAAGCTCTACTTGCACATATTGACCATGAGATTTCTTGTAAATGTCATATGTATCAGTATGATTACGACAAAATTATGGCAAGAGTCAATATTATTGATGGATTATTACTCGCAATTGCAAATGTTGACGATGTTGTTAATATTATTCGCTCGTCTAACAATAAAGACGAAGCAAAGAAAAAACTTATCGAAAAATATGATTTTAATACAGAGCAGGTAGATGCAATTCTTAAAATGCCTCTAAGCCGCCTTATTGGTCTTGAAATTCAATCTTTAAAAGATGAAAAAACTAAGATTCTTGGCGAAGCAGAAAATATTACAAATATTCTTAATAACACCGATCTTCTTTATAAAGAAATTGAAGCCGGAATGAGAGCAGTTATGAAGAAATTTGGAGATGAGAGACGAACAAGATTAATGGATTTGATTGCTAAAGATGAGGATGATGATGCAGAACCTATTGAAAAAAAGGAACTTCTTATTCATTTCACAAATCTTGGCAATATCTACACTCAAGAATCAACAACTCTTATGACTTCTCGCCGCGGCGGCAAGGGTACAAAAGTTAAATTAGCAAACAATGAAGCAATTGTTCAGACACTTAATGATACTAATTTCAGCTCTCTACTTATATTCTCAAACAAGGGAAAGATGTATTCTCTTAGTATTGATGATCTTCCTGTAAACTCAAAAGTAAATGTAGCTCAATTCTTTGAATTTGAAGTTGGTGAACATATTACAACTGCAACTTCAATTGCACGAAAAAGCCAAGTTAAATATTTTACTTTTATTACGAAAAATGGTATGATAAAGAAAACAAAGGCTACAGAATATGAACATCGTCGTGGAAAATCTTTAAAAGCAATTAATCTTAAGGATGATGATGAAGTAGTAAGCGTTCATTTTGTAAACGATGAAAAAGTCGGAATTTTGACTTCTGAAGGAAATTTTGTTATAATTGAAACAGAAGAAATTAATCCGATTGGTAGAGCTACTGCAGGCGTCAGAGCAATTAAACTTGGTACTGATGATAAAGTAATTAGTTCCCATGTTATTTGTCAAAAGGACAATATGCTCGTTACTATATCTCGTGGCGGCCTCACTAAGAAAACTTCTCTCGAAGAATTTCCTGTATGTAATAGAGGAATCAAAGGCAGAAAAATTTCTGGTACTCGAGACAATGACTTTATTGTTGATTTCTTGACTTTATCAGAAGACTGTGATATAATAAGTATAAGTAATAAAGGAACAATCAAATTTAATACTTCTGAACTGAGAAATCTCTCTCGAGATGCAACAGGTGTTAAAGCAATAACTCTTAATGATGGAGATTATGTTGTTGACCTAATTCAAGGTTAAAAATTTGACTTTTACTTTGAAATACGATATAATAGAGGTAGAAAAATGATAGAAAAGATTAACTTAATTAGAGATAACAGAGAGGCGGCCATCGCCGCGCTCAATGTTTATCTTGATAAAATTTATAAGCTAACAGATGATTATTTTGAAAATGGTAAGCTTAAGGAGGGACTAACTCCTGATGCAAAGTTAGAGAAGTTTATCCTTGAACTTCGTGATGATGCAGATAAGTTTGAATCTGTTAGAAGAAAGCTTATTAATAATGACTTTAATTTATCATTGGAAGAAGTTAATTATGTTGCTTTGGGCTTTGTTTATATGGCAGAAAGTTGGCAATCCCAGATTAAAAACTTAACTCTTGCAGTAGAGCAGGCACAGGCGATAATTAAAACTCTTATGGCAAAGTCAACTGAATAAGTTTGAAAGTTAAAAATTTGACTTTCGTAAAAGGATATGATATAATAAATACATAAAGTTAATAAATAGCAGAACCTGCTATTTAAATATAAAATAATATTTTAAATTTTTAAGGAGTGATTTTTATTATGGCAAAGACAAAGATGACTGAAGGAAGCAGAAAGGTATTTGAGTATCTCAAGAGCGCAGGTGCTGGCGTAAAGTTTACAACTAAGGAAGTTCAGGAGGCTCTCGGCTTTGAGAAGGCTGGTTCTGTAACTGGTTCTGTAACTGGTCTTGTTAAGAAGGGTTATGCTGAGCGTTTTAAGGAGACAGTTGAAATTGAGACTGAGGACGGCAAGACAAAGACTAAGGAAGTAAGCTATTTCTGCTTGACAGAGGCAGGTATGGCATTTGATCCCGACGCTGATGTTGAGGAGTAATCCAAAATTGAAATAAAGTGGAGAGAGCTTGTCTCTCCCCACTATTTTCTTAACCCATTATTTATGAATAATTTATGAATTAATTAAAAGTTTTTTGGAGGAATATATTTATGTTGGATATTAAAAAGGTACAGTCTACAAATAGAGTTACAATTATGGGTACACTTAATGAACTTAATATTGAGGAAAAGGTATCGGGAGAAGGTAAGGAGTATGTACAGGGTACTGCTTCAATTAAGGTAGATCAGGAGATTGGTGGCAAGCATGTTGAGAATATTATTCCTATTAGAATGTTTTCAATGAGACTTAAGAAGGACGGCGGAAAGAATGTTGTTTATGATGGCATTGTTAAGATGAAGGAAGATTTTACTTCTCTCGCCGCAGCAGAGACCCCATCTCAGGCTTCCAAGGTTGTCATTAACGGCGGACAGCTTCAGGAAAATATGTGGCTTGATAAGACTACAAATCAGTTGAGAACTGCTTTCCAGATTTCTTCTAATTTTATGAAGAAAGCTGGCCCTGAGGATGAGGAAAAGGCAACTTTTGAGCTTTCTGGTGTAGTTGGAGACATTAGAGATGAGATGGATAAGGATGGTAATGAAACTGGCAGACTTATTCTTAAGTTTATTGTAGTAGGTTATCTTGGTAAGGCAGATGTTATTCAGCTTATTGCAGAGAATCCTACAGCGGTAAATCACATCCGTAACAACTGGGAAAAGGGTGATACAGTAACTCTTACTGGTATTGTAAATATGTCTTACACAGTTAAAACATGGACTGAGGAACAGGGATTCGGCGAGCCTATTAAGCGTACTCGTACAGAGTCTAAGCGTGAACTTATCATCACTGGTGGTAGTCCCACAGGTCTCGATGAAGAGCTTTCTTACGACATGGATGCAATTAAACTTGCTCTTGATGAAAGACAGACTCGCATTGATAAGCTTTCAGAAAAGAAGCCTGCAACCTCTTCAGCCAATAAGTCTTTTAATGTTGGATTTTAATTAATCCAATATAAGACTTAATGGTAAAAAGGAGGGAGAAATATGGCAATTGATTTATTGGCACTTGAACCACAACAGATTAGTAGAAATCTTAAGGGTAAGTTTTCCTTGTTTTATGGCGCGGCAGGTGTAGGTAAAACTACACTTGCATCTAAGTTTGAGAAATCTCTTATTCTTGGATGCGAAGCTGGTACAAATGCTTTGAACAACGTTTATGTTCAGCCAATTAAGACTTGGCAAGACATGAGACAGGTTGTTTCTCAGCTGACAAAAAATGAAGCTCTTAAGGAAAAGTTTTATACCATTGTAATTGATACAGCAGATGAAGCTTTTAAACTTTGCGAGCGCTGGTCTTGCAATCAGGCTGGTGTAGAAACAGTTAAGGATATTGCGGCATTTGGTGGTGGCTATAAGATTGTTGATGATAATTTTATGGCTCCCTTTAGAGAGCTGGCATATGCTGGTTATGGTTTAATCTTTATTTC